GGCCATTATATGTAAATGCGCTTGGTTCTGCTAGTTTGGTTCCAAATGCTACGGCGAACGGGGATAACCCTTATTTGTTTTATTTTAATATAGCCTATGTGGATACCCGAGCCTACCTAGTATCACCATTAGCACATTCATTTAGCAACCAAGCGGGGCCGTTTTTCCGTTTTATACGAACAACTGGAAATAACCCTGCAAATCTAATGGGCATAGAAGCTGGCGGGTGGCCTCCACCAGTAGGGAATAATTTATGGGGAAATGGTAGCGTTGATTCCAGTCAATCAGCATTCTGCTCCGCAGAATACAACGGAATTTACACAACATTGATAATGGACTCTCCGTTATTAGGACGAATATCTTATGTTCATTCGCTAAATCCTATACCATATGGTGGGTATCACGAAGATTTTACGATACGACCACACTATGGTTCAACGCTAACCAATATCGTGTTCGTAGGTTCAAATTGGGGGGCGTATGGTTCTCCCTGTCAAGGAGAGATTCCATCTAGCCATCGTGTAGCCGTATCCTCAACTGCTAAAATTTCTCATAATAGAATTTTAAAAGAGCACAGAACTGGAACAGAAGCTCAACGCTTCCATGATTGGATGAAAAACGCAACATGAGAGCGGAACGAGAAGGGAAAATAAAGAGAGAAACAGAATATTTGGGGATCACCGAATGGACTGGTTTAAACCTTTACGACCCTCACGCTCTGCTTAACTCTGGCGAAATGCGAGGAGCAATCAATATTGATATATTCCCTAAGTTTTTAAAAAGCAGACGAGGTAGCGAAAATATTAACGGACTCACAAGAAAGCTAGCCGACGAAGCAGTTTTAAGCTCTATTCAATGGGATGTCGGAACGAGCGAATATGTGATAGTACAGACACTAAATGGCGCAACAAGCAAATTCTGGTACTGGAAAATAGACTCGGCGCAAGACCCGCAACAACTTTATATAAAAGGGGGAACGACTCAATTTACCATTGCTAGCCAGACAGCGAATGTAGACTGGTTTATTAGTGGAAATAGATTATTCGGATTCTGTTCACAACAAAACTTTCAATTTGAATGGGACGGTACCAGCGCATTTGTTAAAACTCAGATGGGATTACCATTGCCGATTTTAACCAGCGTATCGGGGACAGGGAGCGGAAATCTTACTGGAATTTATACCTACGGTATAGAGCTTGTATATCGTCAAGGAGTAGATACTTTTGATTCGGCTGCATCTAGTCCTAACCGTAAAAATTCAGTTGGGAAAGTATTGAAAACTACATTCACAGGACAACAGGGTAGTATAGTTGTTGATTCAACAGTTTTAACCAGCGACACGCTTTGGACTCATATTAGACTTTATCGTTCAAAGAGGCTTGATGCAAACACAAGCGGGAGCCAATTCTTGGACGTGGTAGGTTTAGAAACAGAACTTTATCCTTGTCAATTGATTGCTAAAGCTGCTTTCATTTCAGCAGCATACACCTTTACGGACAACTTAACGGACGATGAATTACCAAACGCAACGGCTGGAGCTTGGTATCCACTTTACACCATTGACAAAATAGAGCTTTCCCCAATAAGCGATAAACCTGCTAGAATAGGAACATACCATAAAGAAAGAGTATGGTTTGGAGGCGTATCAAACGATGCGACTCAGAGCCGAATTTATTACTCTAATTATGCAGGGACACCATACGCAGGCCAATATGATATTTATCAATATAGAGACGTAGATTCAGGAGATGGACAACAAACAATTAAATTAATCTCGTTTGAAAAGGATCTAGTCGCATTAAAAGAAGCTAAGACTTGCGTTTTGACTGATGGTAACCCTGAAATTGAATTTGATGTGAGAGATCATAAAATCGGCGTAACCCATATTCGGGCAGCTCAATACATTCCAGGAATCGGAATTTGCGCCATCACAAACGACCAAGGCGACTTTAAAATATTTGGTTATAATCAATCGTGGACAAACGTTTCGAGCGTAGAGGTGAGCAGGACAATTCGAACAGTCACACAGACTGCAACGCTTTCGGTAGTATCTATTTTTTATCTAAACGGCAAACTTTGGCTTTCACTAGGAACTGGGACTTTTTACGTTCTACACGTAGAAAACGAAAGAGGTTGGAGCCGATACGACTACCCAATGAATAGCAGAGCGGAAGTCGCTTTAACTTATAATAACGGTAGCAAGGGTCTTGTGATAAGCCGAAATACTTACATGGTGCAAATAGACGATGCAACAGTAAGTACAGACAGAAACACAGCAGACGACACTACTGATGATATTTACGGAGATATTTACACTCACCAATTTAGCGTAAATAATGGGCGAGGGATTTTAGATTTTGAGAGGTTGTCAATTACCGCAGATTTAACCGATGCGTTAGTTGGAACGCCTTACGTGAATGGGCTTCCATGGCCTGGCGGAGTAAGCGCAACGCAAATAAATTTTATACTTGATCCGAATACTTACACAAGTACTGCACTAAGACAGATGGAGTACAACCTTTATATAGAACCACCAAGACCATTGGCGAATTACCTACATTTTAGACTCTACACGAAAGCCCCTTTTACAATTCAAACTGTGACTTTAGTCGCAATTATTGATACGGCTAATTTCCCTAACTTTGACCCATTCCAATACACGGTTTTTCATACAAGCGTTCCAAACTGGGGGAATCAAGTTATTTTGCACCTTCCTTTCGATGAATCCGCAGGGGATATAGCCTACGATATAAGTGGGCGTTCTAGGCATCACTCATGGGTAGCCGGAAGCCCTGCGGGCTCACACGCGTACGATTCGGCACTTGCGCCAGGCGGAGGACAGTCGATAATTGGTGGTACAAGTAGTTATTATGGTGATAGCGATTGGAGTGGTTTAGATTTATTGCAGGCTGACGGATATCTTAGCGATGCGATGACGTATGAATCTGAAGTTTATGTAACCACACTTGCCTCTGCGATAATTATTGATGAAAGCGGAGACGGTTCGAATCTTTTGCGTTTTAAAATAAATACCGATGGAAGTCTAGAGTTTGATGTTTACACTCATAATTCTTCCTCTGCTGTAGTAATAAATAAGAAATTTTACACAACCGCTGGTATCATTACGGTGAGTACAACACCATACACAATTCAATTCTGCTTAAGCAATGGCGGATTGAATGGACAGTTTTTTGCAGGACTAAAAACTGGGAGCACGAGCCAAATTATAACGCAAAGCGGAGTTTTAGCATGAGCAATCCTCCGTTTTGCCCGTTGGGTAGTAAGTATTTCAAAACTTCCTTTGATTCAGTTTCTGGATATGTACTTGAACCAACCTCAGAGATTAACAACGGTCAATTAAGGGCTAAAAGTGGATACGGTTTTAACAACGCTGTAGCCTTTGTTGACAATCCATCGGAGCTAATAACTGGTCCTTTCGAAACATCTGTTACGGTTTCCACCTATAATCTGGAAACTGGCTCAGTTTTTATGACGTTAATGGCGGATGGAACACCGTATTACTCTCAGTCAGTATACATAGATGTATGGTCTAATGGGGATGTTGATTTCGGTCTGTATGGGTCAGGCCATGTTACTCTTACCAACCCGTTTACAATATCAATTAGCTCAAATAACGATGAAACAGAAATCTATATCAAATATAATGGAAGTTTAATCAAGACAGTATATTTAGCTCCACATCCTGCGGCTTCGCTAGCAAAACGAATAACTGTACGTACTGGATATCTTCTAACTAGCGAAATGCGAATAGACGATTGGTATATTATTCATAAGAATTTAAATGGTTCCCCCTGTCAAGGTGAAATCCCTACTGAGCATAGTGTAGCCGTACCCTCAACTGCTAAAATTTCTCATAATAGAATTTTAAAAGAAGAGCGCGCTTTGGTTGGCGCTCAACAGTTCCACAACATAATGAAAGGATTGGCTTGAATGTCTCCAAGCGAATGGACAAAAACAGACGAAATAATTAAACAAGTTCAACACCTTGCGGTAGAATTTGGAGAAGAAAAAATCAAAATCAAAGGATTGGAGCATTCAATGGAAAAAATCTGGCAGAAATTCGAGGATTTACAAACAAAAATTCACGATGTAGAGAAGAGACTTGCTATAATTATGGCGTTCGGTGCAATTTTCCAGACCATTGCAATCAGTATTGTAATTAAACTTATAACATAGGAGAAAAAACATGAAAAAGATACTTATTCTTTTAGCTATCGGCTTGGGAGAATTAATCGCCTCGCCCAGCATGGACGTTAACGGAACAATTGCGCGCCATTACCAGGTGAAAAATGAAAAAGGCGGGTTTTGGTGGAAAGTTTGTGCTGAATCAACTTATGTAGATAGTGGCGTTAGCACGCTAACGTCACCTGCGACATGGGTCAAGTCTAATTCTGGTTGGGCGTGTTTCCCGATGCGAAAAGATGGCGGGCAACAACCTATACAAATATCGACATTTGTTTCCGAATTTTTTGGTAGCAAAGCAGACTCAAGTTTATTCGATGTAAAGTTTCGAGTGAAGTATATCGGGAGTGACTCAGTTTCCAGATTTGGTTCGGGGTTAAATAACAGCCTAGATACGGGGTTTACTGTTTTAAATCACAACACCGCATACAAGAAATATTCCGTTGGTGGCCTTTGGTTCCCAGAAGCCGACTCGATTTGCATCGGAATTAGACCTGCAACGGCGACTCACAATGGGAATTGTGCAACGGATTCAACAAGGATCAGAAGCAATATTTTTATATTAAAATAACATGGCTACAACGAAACAATTCACTACAACTACAGCCACTGGCCAGACTGTGTACTGTATTGTGCGAAGAGATTCTGATGGAGCTTTACTTAGAGCCTCAGACGGAGCCTTTGAAAATAGCTTGACAGCAACGCAAGCAGCACAAATACTAACAGAGAATACAACTCTAAAAGGTTTGTACGAGGGCACCGAGAATAGAACAGCTTGGAACGATGGCAGTTATACGTTTATTTGCTACGCTGAATTCCTTATCGGGACAGTCGCCCCCGTAAATGATTTAGTTACGGGAGTCACAAGGGTAAACTTTAGGAACGATATTGAGTTAAATTTAACGGAAATTTACACACTTACAGCCTCAGTCGCAACTATTGTAAGCGGTAGCGGTTTAGCTGGAATAATAAAGGGTAGCATAACAGATTTAAGTAAACAAATCACCGCGCTTTACAGCCTGGTAAGAGATTTGCAACAACGCATAGCAAAAAGTGGGGGCAATAATGGCAAAATGGTATAGTCGAGTAGCGAGAGCCGTAGGAGACGCATTATCGAACACAGTAAGGGGCACCGCTCCAGTCAAAACGCCTCAAGAACTTGAGAAAGAACGAATTGCAGCTGCAAAAGCTCAAGACGATATTGTTGCAGGACAAGTACGAAATCTTGATCCAGCACCAGACCCAAGGGTAAAACGATACAATTTGAAAGACTTTGATCGTGGCCCATTCAACAAAGCGGAGAGCATTTATCAAAATCAAACAATTCAAGGGTTGAAAACTGGTAAGTTTGCAGATGTAGAAGCCGCGATGCAGAGAACTGGACGAGATACTGCACTTAGAACTTCAAGAGGTCAACAGGCAGGCGAAGCAGCAGCAGCAGCAGCAGGATTTAAACCAGGAACCCCAGAGTACAATAGAGCTATTGAAATGGCTGTTTCGGGCGCAGAAACTCAGAATATGCAAGACACAAACGCTGTACGACAGATGCAGAGAAACTACTATACTGATGCGATGAATCGAGCACAAGGAATAGGCGATCAGATGTATAGCCGAGCAACAGGAGAGAGAGGACACGAAGAAGCTGCGGACGCACTCGAATATTCAAGAAATGACAAAACATACACAAACAAACAGCAAGATATGAGAGATTTTATAGCGCAACAACCACCAAATATACAGAATAAGTTACGTCTTCTTTTAGCTCAAGGTAAAGACATTACTACCGCGTCAGGAATCTTCGACGCAACAGGGGCGATAGCTGCGCCTTACAGGGGCGCAACCCCAGCCGAACAGTCTTTCGCTTCGCAATGGCAAGAGATTGTCAACATAACTCCGCGACGACAAGGGGAGACTATAGAGAATTATAATGCAAGAATAGCGAAATTAACTAGAGATCGGCTTGGGCGGATAGACGAGGCAGCAATTAATCCGGTAAACGAGGGCAATCGGGCTCAGAACATACAAAACGAAACTAATAAACAAGTAGAGCAATTGGCGCAGGCTGGAAAGGGTTTCGATGCGTCAAGCTGGAAGATATTGAACAGCACAAGACCTGATTTGATTAAGTCTATGCCAGCAGTTACGATAATTAATACTGGATACGCTAAAAATGTAAAAACTGGTGATGTTATAAATTATAATGGGAAAAAATATATGGTTGCAAACCCATCCTATCACACAACACGGAATAATTGGTATGGAAACACCAGGGCAAGGGATGGAATTTTAGCCTACGATGAAAACGGCAATCAAGTAGAAATAGCTATGACTAAAGAATATGACCCAGACTAGGAGGAATTTATGAATCACGGACTACAATTGCCACAGAGCATGCCAAACCCTGAGTATGGGGGTTACAAGTTTCAACCTTCTACTGTTCCAATGCAACAAAGCTCAGGCAATGGAATGGCAGGATCTGTTTTAAGCCAAGCTGGAGGTTTAGCCATGTCTAGTGGAGCACCGCCACTAATGATAGCAGGTGCAGCGATGCAGGGAGCTGGACTTTTAGCCAATATTTACGGTGCTTATCAACAAGACAAAGCGACAGAAGAAGCTGCGCGAGAAAATCAAAGGCGTTTTGATCTCCAGATGAAAATGCAACAACAGCAGCGTGACGATCAGTTAAAACAACAAGACTTTTCCAATGACATTTCAAGCGGGCAATACGCTCAGGACTATAGACAGAACTTAGATTCAGCATACGGAAATTATTACACTAGAAACAGAATGTAAGGAGCAGTAGAATGACAAAACCTCAAATGTGGCAGGAAATCGGCAGAAGCTTGATCGCAGGAGGTCAACTCATTCCCGAAACTTACAAGAATATTCAGGATGACAAATTCCAATATTCACAACGGCAACAACAGCTTGAGGACATGATTCAACGCAGGATAGAGGCAAAAGACACGGCTTTTAGAGCGCAACAAGAGGAAAGCAGAAGACAAAGGGAATTTCAACAAAAACAAGATCGCATTGCTGCCGAAGAAAAAGTACGTCAAAAAATGATTGACGAACAAAACAAACGTATCGAGCAAGCAACTAGAGCGGCAGAAAAAGAAGCAGATCGCAACGCAGACAAAGCTCTGCAAAAACAACAACAAGCAGACTTATACGCTCAACAAACGGCGCAAGCCTTGGATAAAGCTAGAAGTATTCAGGGGATACCGACTCGGCATCAGAGGGCTACTCAACCAGGGGAGATGCAGGAAATAAGTATTCAAGGTGGGTTGGATGATAACGTAGATCAACAAATTAACCAGATGGCACAGGATGGGGCAAATCGATTTCATATGGCAGGTATCGAAGACCTTGAAAGCAACCCTCCACAAGACCAAACCTTTGAACCTTGGACAGCTGGAAGGTTAGCCAGAGAATCGTTCCAAGCTGGCGCTACAGGCGTGGACGAATACGAAAAAAGTTTGATCGCGCAACAGGATAGAGCGCAAGGTGGGAGATTCGATAAAAAAACAATTCCTTATGAAGAAAAAGCACAGTTAGCGATTTTAAAAGAAGATTTAAGGGCTGGGCGGCCATTGACAGAGTGGCAAAAGCAAATCTTACAATTAAGAAGCGAAGAACTAGGACTTAAGAAAAAAGGCTTGGGATTAAGCGAAGAACGTCTAAGCCTTGCGAAGGAAGACCAAAAAAGACAAGAAACATCTAAATTAACCAACTTTGTAAAAAACACTAAAGACCAAGCGGAAATATTATACGCATACCAAAACTTAGACAAGCTAGTACCAGGTGGAATATACGGAACCGATGGAATTGCTGGATATGGTTTTGGTACAAAGCCATTTAGAAAATTTTGGAAAACAGACGAGGCAAACAAGATTCGCCCTGGAGTCCAAGCTTTGATAAATAAAGTTTTAAAACAGCGTTCTGGTGCCGCAGTAACAGAGCAGGAATTAAATCGGCTTGAACAGGAATTTGGAGTCAACACCACAGGAACGATCGAAGAATTTAGACAGGGGCTTCAGAATTACTATGAGGCAATCAAAAACGACTACGATCGATTTGTTACCGCAGACCAAGAATCAGCTAGAAGAGTCGATCGTCAAGGGTATGGGCAGCTTAAAAACGTTCCTAAAGTTATTGAAGAACAACGTCCCCAACAGAATTTAACTCAACCTACATGGACTAGTGATAAAGCTCGCAGATTGGCCGAGCTTAGAGCAAAAAGAGCAGCGGGGAGATTACAATAATGTTAACAGAAGCGGAAGAACTTGAACTCTTAGAACTTGAAGAACAAGAAGCGATTGAAAATGGAGTTATAAAACCACAGCCAACGCAGAACTCAATTCCAAAAGGTATAAGAGGCCAGTATGGCCAGCTTCAACAAGCTTTGAGTCAGCCGATTCGTCAAGTTGATCCAAGATATCCAGACTTAGCAAAAAAAAGCGATCCTTTAGCTGCTCTTACTGTGCTCGGAAATGCCGTGCCCGTTGCAATCGATAGGATGGCTGGGTATAAGGAATCAAAAATTGGTGACCCGAAAGAATTTACCAGTTTTGCTAAGCCTATTTCCGAGCCGTTGGGAAAAATGGGACGAGCGGTTGGCGAAACCTACGGACGAGGAATGGCGTATCAAACCCCAATAGGTATGCAATCTAATCCAGAAGAATCAGCAAAATATATGGGAAATATTGGGCAGAAAACAGGGGAGATGGTAGGAGAATTTGTTGCTAGCGCGGCTAGCGACCCAACATTATTAGCTTCTGGTGTACTAGGAGTAGCAGCAAAAGGTTATGGCGCAGCACGGCCAGCGATTAGAGAAGGGATTGCAGCAATAAGAGAATTAACAGCTAAACCATTCACAAATTTATCCGATGCAATAACGAAAAGCGATGTAAGATTTTTGTCTAAAGACCTAAAAAAAGGTGCCAAAATTGAGACACTAAAAAAATATGGAATACACGGAGCAACTGAAGACGCGGAAGAAGTTTTAAGCGATAAAATAGCAGAATTGACAAACAAAGCAAGAAACATGTTAAAATCAGCAGGTAAAAAAAATCCGATAATTGATTTAAATAGAAGTATAGATAATGCGCTTGAAGAAACGTTTGCAAAGGGGACATTAGGTAGAGAAGCAAAATCAGAACAAGCGATAAATTCTTTAAAAGAGTCAATCAGATCGTTAATTGATAAAAATGGGCGCGTTGGACATGTTAACATTGCAGACGCTTTACAAATAAAATCAGCTTGGGGAGATGAAGCTGCTTTTGCAGCTGTAGGCCAAAAGATGGGAATAGACCCAAACGCGACAGTAACAAAAGAAGTTTACACTAAAGCTTTTACTGTTTTAAGAGATCATATTGAAAAAGCAGTTCAAGAAGCCTTTAAAAACCCAACAGCAAGGCGAGAATTGAACGAATTAAATCAAGACATTCATAGTTTGATCGCCGTAAAAAATGCCGTAAAATATCGAAACGGAGTAAAGGCCCGTCAAAATGTACTTCCTAGCCGTAATGTATGGGCGGGAGGATTGGGGGGAGTATTAGGAGGCGTAAAGGGGGCGGCTGTAGGAATGGTCGCGGATGCAGCGTTGAAGAGTCCTGCAACAGCAAGGCTTTTAAACTGGATGGGAAAAAGAATACAAGGCAAAGGCGTAGCTGAACGCGAACAATTATTCGATGTCCTTCGAAAAAAAGGTATACCAGAAAACGAAATTGCCGATCTACGAGCTTACTACCGAAGAAGCGGACGTAACGAAGACTTTGACCAGGTTCAAACATTTGAATCGCTTCCAGAAAGAGATTGGGGCGAAACGGGGAAACAATGGAAAAATGAAAAAGCACCAGAATTCGAGAGAGCCAAAGAGCTTTTAAAAAGAAGAGGAAAGCCGACAAACGATGACGCAGTTTTAGAATTAATTAAATCTGGAGAACCTATCCCAGAAACGTTCCCGCCAAAAAAGCGCAAAGAAATTAAACCTGAAACTAAACTAAACGACAAAGGAGAACTTTTAGACGAAAATGGGAATGTATTGTTTCATACAGAAATTCCATTTCCTAAAGAAGGCTACCTAGGAAATAAAGATTACGAACAATCATATCGCAACGCTAGAGAATTAGACAGAAAAGCAGGTCTAGACCACAACCCAGACGAGGATTTGTACGAAGATGAAGTTTTCAGGACAGAAGGTGGGATGACGATCACGACGTCGCCTACGCCGCATTCCAAAAGTGCTTATTTTGACCGACCATCCAGCGAACAGATTAAACCTAATAAGATTAATTATTTAGGGAGAGAAGATGGAGCTAATTTACTAAATCAAAAATCTATAGAGCTTTCTAGGGTACCAGAAGGCAAATCGGACAACCCAAAAGACATCGCATACCAAAAATCCAAATCGACTATCAAAGGAACAACCGTAAAAACAGACAAAGGCGCACGGATTGAGTTTGGTAAAGAAGCTGACCTTGAAACAGCATTACACGAAATTGACCACGCAGCAGACTACATGGACAAACTGCCAGACAGCGACCGTAAAGCGTTTGTTAAGGCTATGGGTTTGAAGGAATGGGACGATGAGGCACGAGAAAGGATGGCCTACGGAGTAGCCTATTTAGCGCGTGAAGGTGAACTACCAAAAGAGTTTCCTAAGGCTCTGCAAAGCAGACTAAAGATTATTGCAGAAAAAGCTTATGGTCAAGGGGAAGAATTAAAGAAAGCGTTTGAGACTCAAATGAAAGCAGGAGACGACTACTTAGACTTAGCGATGAAAGGGCAGAGCGCGATGTGGGAGGGGATGCCAGAGAAGGCGAAAGATGCAATAAAATCTGCATTAAAGCGTGGGGTGGCCGAGAAACGGTTAAGAACGCTTTCATCCGCTGCGAAGAAAGCTACATCACCAGCAGTATTCGCTCGTATTGTTTCTCAAATTAACAGGGAGTACAACGAATGATCGCCCCTGGTTTGGCTATTCCTAATCCTCTATCAATTAAATTTGGTGACAGCGCGAGCGTTGATGCTTTTGGTTATGCAAGAGTTTCCATGCCTGAAACTTTGTTTGATTCAAAACTAACCAACGATGCTCAACCGTTATTTTGGGATGACCAGCAAACCAGCGGAGCTGGGACAAGCTCAACATACAACACTAATCAAGCGAGCGTAACTCTATCAGTCGGCGCAAGCGCGGCAGGAACGAGAGTTAGGCAGACGTTTAGGCGTTTTGGATATCAACCAGGGAAAAGTCAGCTAATTAGAATGACTGGAGTGCTAGGCTCTGGAGCCGCAGGAATAACACGTAGAATCGGCTATTTTGATGAGAAAAATGGACTATTTTTCGAGCTTGCGGGTTCAATTTTGAGTGTGGCTCGCAGAACGTACACTAGCGGAAGCGCAGTAGATTCATCGGTTTCGCAATCTAATTGGAACCTAGACAAACTTGATGGAACAGGCAAAAGCGGGATTACGCTTGATACCAGCAAAACTCAAGTATTTTACATAGACTTTGAATGGCTTGGAGTCGGACGCGTTCGATTCGGTTTTGTGATTGGCGGTGAAATCGTTTACTGTCACGAAATGAACCACGCTAATAGCCTTAATGTGGTTTATATGTCCAATCCAAATCTTCCGTTACGCTATGAGATCGTAAACGATGGTAGCGGAGCCGCGAGTAACTTGGTGCAGATCTGCTCTAGTGTTGTTTCTGAGGGTGGTCAGACCCCAGCTGGACGGGTTACAGGAATAGACCGTTCAATAGCCGTTTCCATAGGCTCTGGGGCGATCTATCCAGTTTTAAGTATTAGGAAAAAATCAACACATTTAGATATTCCAATTAACACACTTTTCGTTTCTGTGCTCACGACTGGAGTTGCTAATTTCGCTTGGAGGCTGCTTGTTAACCCAACATTGACGGGGGCGAGCTGGAATTCGATAACCAATTCCGCAATTGAATACGATGTCGCGGCTACCGTTATTACTGGTGGAACGCAAGGTTATATCTGTTACGTTTCCAATTCACAGGATGGGATTTCTCTTCCCTTGGATGACGCACTTAGGTTAGGCGCAAATATAGCTGGAACCTCGGATATTTTGTCGCTAGCGATTACAAATTTATCAGCTTCGCCTCAAAGTTTTCATGGCGCGCTCGTATGGCGAGAGCAGATTTAAAACTTATATTTAGATGGGAGAGTTTATGCACGAATTAGAGAACAGGAAAAAAGCTACGTTGTTTAGCCTTGCATCTTTAATAGTTATACTGCTCACATTTTTAGCTATGCGTGTGAGCGCTAAGGGGCAAAAATTAGATAAAAATTCTATAGCAGCTACAGCGACCAACGCCGATATTCTGTTTCCCCCAACTTCGAGCGACACGGAAAGCGTTTGTGTGGAGATTTGGAAAGGCGTTGATGGAAATATAAAACACGGAGAACATCTTCGAGTGCATTCTTTGCAAGATACTTTTTTTGTGGGGCCTGATGATGTAAAATTATGGGCAGACGTTTGCCTTGATAGTTCCCCTAAAGCATGGGGCCGATTTCAACCTAGCGTGCAGGTCTGGAAGAAAGGGCAAAAAGAAAAATTCCTAAACGATTCGGGTAACAGGTACGTTATTAATTTTAGTGACGTTACAAAATCTCAAAGAGATAAACTAAAAGATACAAATTCAAAAATAGTATCTCTCGGTAATTATAGACTAGTAAAGGAGGCAAAAAAATGAGATCTATTTATATATCATTCTTTTTAATAGAAGTCTGTTTGGCGGAAAATATTTCGCCTTGGGTAGGCGCAGTCGTTGAGGCTAGTGGAATTTATCAAAATGATCACCGAACAGGGGATAACGTTTTGGTTTGCTATGAATTTTTTAGGCCATGCCCTACAGACTCTAGCAAATCGATGATTAACGATGGTCAATGTGGGAATGATATTCCCTACACCATTGCCAGTATTCACGATTATAGCCCATTTGCCTGTACGCAAAGACCTGCGATATTAGTGGATTCTACAAAACTTTTCGCTCTTTTAGCGATGCCTGATTCTTGGCATAAAAAAGCGAAAGACACTAAAAACTATTTTCAGAGTGACAGCTTGAAAGAAAAAGAGGGGTGGAAATTAAAACTATACGGGCTAAGCGAGCAAGATAAATTAAAATTGAAGACGTACGGCGTTGTAAGAGGAATGCTTGGGTCTAGCATTTATTTACAGGGTGAAAAATGCAAATCCTGCAATTAATATTATTATTTACAGCGTTTTGTTTTTCAGGCCAAAGGTATACTGTTAGAGCGGACGGGACAGGTGATTACCTTACACCCCAGCAATGCGAGGATTTTTTAACAAAAAACTATTCAGGTGTCGGCATTGATACTTGTGACGTGACTCAAGCGGGGAGGTATGTAGGTGCGCTCGTCATTACTGGACAAACGAATACGGATGCGACAAATTACCCGATGTTTATGAGCAGTCTAGGCTACAGTAAGGTCGAAATTTATAACTCAACAACTCATACGGTTGATATAAATAATTCCCCTTTTGCTAGGGTATGTTGCTTAACAATTGCGCAAGGAAACAGCAGTCAATACGTAGTCAGATACAACTCAGCAGTAGAAGGGGTTATAGTTGATAAATGTTATATCAAAGCGATAGTAGATGCTTACGGCGTGACTTATTCCGCCTTGCCAGGTGGTACTCCTAGAGCGATATTGCAAAATAGCGTTGTGCGATGCAGTACTGGCTCTAGCACGAAGTCTGGGGTCTACGCACCCATAGCCTTAAATAATGTAACCGTGATAGGATTTAAGCAAGGGATAACGGAAGCACTACCCACTAACGTTGCAGTTGTAACAGAAAAATCAAGCCCGCAACCTGCCTTTTCAGCCTTAATAGCTGGAGGAAATTATAATTCAAGTTATGACGGTACTGCACCAGGGGCGAACAGCCTTTTAAGTATCACGGATATCAAACTTAAAAGTGATAGCGTTCACATTCTTAAGACTAGTCCTTTATTCGGTGTGGGGACGACCATAAGCGGTAGCTTTAGAGATATCGATAGCGAGCTTTGGCGCACTATGCGGAGTATCGGCGGTGATGAACCTTATGACTCAAGCGATTCTACCACTTCCCGTAAATGCGGGAGGCTTTGGCGAGCAGGGATGGCCCCTTGCAAAGGGCCGTAAAAAAAGGTGTGGCATGGACTGGACTAAATTTAGCTGCAAATGTTGCGGTAAGGGAGCCCCAAATCCAATTCTAAAGGAAAAAGTTGAAAAACTGGAAGTGCTTTTGGGTGAAGAATTATTTTGTAATTCTGGGTTTAGGTGCGAAAAACACAACAAAGAAGTTAGCGGAAAGCCAGCAAGCACACACTTAAAAGGCATGGCCATAGACTGTAGAGCAGCGCGCACAAAACCCAAGGAAATTTATCTTGCAATGCAAAGCGTAGGGTTTGGCGGAATACACGCTTATGAGACTTTTTGCCATGGTGATGTCGGCCCAAAAAGGAGATGGTGATGCTCGAAAAACTAAAAAAGCACCCACTTAGTGTGATGACAACGCTTGCAGCTATAGCTTTAGTTGTTCAATACACATTTCCAGAATTTCAACAACTAAGCTGGTGGGCAGGGAAGGTTTCCGATTTGCTAACAGGTATTGCAACGGCACTCGCTGGTAAAAACCTTATCGCTGGCAAAAAATCTTAGGAAGTGGCGTGATTTGCAAAACAGAAATAGAAAATAAAAAAGGCTACTATTTTTTAAACGAAGGCGTAACCTGGGTGGGTCAGAAACTACTCATACGCAGATAAGTATAAGTTGTTTGCAATTCTCCCGCACAAGACAGGGGAGTTGTAGGCGGCGCGGAATACAAAGAAGGAAAACAAAATGCACTACGCAATAATGCACTGCGACGATAAAGTAATAGCCGAGGGTTTGACGTGGAAAGATTGTCAAGAGCTTGCGGACGATACGAAGATATGGAACACGCTCCCAGGCTCTTGTGCTCCTTATTGCATCACCACTCTTGCGCCAAGGGAGTGCTCGAATTGTGGTGGTTCTGGAAAAGTGTCTGATGGATACGAAGATTATGCTTGTAGCGCTTGTGAAGGTACTGGATATTCGATAAATTTTGAAGGAAGAAAAAAGACCGCGCCGCAGAAAACTAAGGAATGTGCGGGAGAACAGCAAACAACAGGCGCAGTATGCAAAAATTGCAGTCTTTGTGGAAGTTGCTTATAGGCAATTTCAGCATACATGCGCCGAACCGTTGTTTGCAATATGTAAAGCACAAGGAAATTGTAGGCGGCGGCGGAAAGACAGAAGAAAAAAACAATAGAAAAATGGAAGACAGCCCCCGTTAAAAGGAAAGAGTCAAACGAATAAAAATAACAAGTTTCATGTGTGTCTAATAGTTATTTTTAGAGTAAATTTATTCGTTTAAAGGCTTAAGCAATAGAAGGCTAAAATGGAAATTAAAACAGATATTTATTTGGGAGACAGCAAGGTAGAGCTTCTTAAAATTCCTACTGATTCTGTAGACCTAATAGTTACTTCACCACCTTATGCAGACCAAAGAAAAGGGACTTATGGAGGAATACATCCAGATAGCTATGTCTCATGGTTTCTTCCAATAACACAGCAGTTACTTCGTGTTTTAAAGCCAAGTGGCACATTCATTTTAAACATAAAAGAAAAGGTAGTGAACGGTGAGCGTAGTACTTATGTCATGGAATTAATTTTAGAAATGCGAAAACAAGGGTGGCTTTGGACAGAAGAATTCATCTGGCATAAAAAAAACTGCTACCCAGGAAAATGGCCAAATAGATTCCGTGATGCTTGGGAACGTCTCCTTCAGTTCAATAAATCAAAAAGTTTTAATATGTACCAAGAAAATGTCATGGTACCCATGGGAGATTGGGCAAAAACTCGTTTAAAAAATCTGAGCGAAACAGATAAAACACGCGATAACTCCAAAGTTGGGAGTGGGTTTGGTAAAAACATTTCAAATTGGCTGGCAAGAGATAAAGCATACCCAGCAAATGTTCTTCATTTAGCTACTGAATGTAGCAATAAAAACCATAGTGCAGCGTTTCCTGCAGAACTTCCTGAATGGTTTATTAAGTTGTTTACCAAAGAAAACGATATCGTTTTAGACCCCTTTATGGGTTCAGGAACAACTTTGGTTGTAGCAAATAGAATGCGCCGTAACTCAATAGGTATAGACATTGTCAAAGATTACTATGATATTGTTAAAAGTCAATTACCACCAGTGGAACTCTACCTTCTCGAACCAAAAGGAAAATATGAAAAACCTAAACCTAAAAGACGTTACGCTGTACGTTGAAGAAAATATCGGAACTTTTCATAAAAAAAGGATTCAAAGCCTTGACGGTTTAAAATTAAAACAGGTTCTAAAACGAAAAAATCCATACTTGTTTAAAGCCAAATATGTTCTTACTGCTGAGCAAATCATTAAAAGTTTGGTTGACGCTCATATTTCATCCAGTGAAGAGGGCATTTTTGGGGATTGGCTTGAAGGCCTTTCGATTTTTATTAATGGGAAAGTGTTTGGGGGGCGGAAATCTGGAATTACTGGTATTGACCTTGAATTCGATAATGATAAAGTAAGGAATATTGTAACAATTAAGTCTGGACCAAATTGGGGGAACAGCTCCCAAATAGCTAAAATGAAAAGTGACTTTAAGACAGCAAAAAAGGCTCTTAGGACTAGTAATTCACAATTAAATATTTTTGCAGTAAATGGTTGTTGTTATGGTCGTGATAATAAGCCAGACAAAGGTGAGTACTTTAAATATTGTGGGTAGAAATTTTGGGAATTTATTTCTGGTAATTCCACATTATACACTGAGATCATTGAACCGCTTGGTTATAAAGCAAAAGAAAAAAATGAAGCTTTTCTTGAGTCATACTCACAAATGATTAATAAATTCACAAAAGAATTTGCAAATACTTTTTGTGACGATAGTGGTCGTATTGATTGGAATAGCCTTGTAATATTTAATTCCTCAACCAAATAAAACTGCATAAAAAAAGGCGAAACGGGGGCTGGAATGCCAGGGAAGAAATACAAAAAAACCGCCGCCGAAGAACAGTAGCTGTAGTAGGTGCTTTACATACAGACAAACAACAGGCCAAAGTTGACATGCGCAAAGCCGCACGATCAACTGTTGGCCACGACGTTAGGCGCAATAAACCGGGCAAGAATGGATTATAGTCGGCGGCGGGGAGAAAGAAAAGAGCATGAAAAAGACGAAGACAGCCCCCGTTCAAAACAAAGAGGCGGCGGTGTAAAATAGTATGAGGATTTTACCCGTTCAATTAGGTATTTTATGAAGCATATTTGCTGAAATGAGTAATAGGCTATAAAAATCAACGACTTGGAGATACTTTTGAGCGTAGCATACCAGACAACTTTGCCTTTGCTTTTACCCGACGAAACCAAAAATGAGGCCCCCGAGTTGGTTAGAGAGCGCGAAGGCACTTTTACCGACAATATGAAATTGCCAATTCATCGTTGGTATCGTTATTCAGCAGGATTTTCGGCAGAATGGGTTGAAAGAACTTTGCGGCGAATGAAATTAAACAGTTCTTGCTATGTTCTCGACCCTTTTGCTGGTTCAGGAACAGTATTGGTATGTGCTGACGCCCTTGGCATTAATTCCGTTGGTTTTGAATCGCATCCGTTTGTAAGTAGAATCGCCACTGCGAAACTCCGCTGGAATGCCAATATTGATTTATTCTGCAAATTGTCAATAAAACTTCTCAATTTTGCCAAAAAGAATCCTGTTGAATCCAAATTAAAAGCGGTCCCACTACTTTCCAAATGCTATACTCTTGAGAATTTATCAAAATTAGAATCTCTTCGTGACGCATTTTTTAAGTACAATGACGATTCTCCAGAATTTGAACTTTTGTGGCTTGCAATAACAAGTATCCTAAGAATCACAAGTACAGCCGGAACAGCCCAATGGCAATATATCTTACCAAATAAACCCAAGAGTAATGTCATTGACGCTTTCGATGCATTTTCATTAAAAGTTAACCAAATGTCAGAAGACATGCTTTGTGCTCAATCTTCGTTTGTCCACACCCATTCAACTCTGCTTAAGCATGATGCACGCGAAATATTACCATTCGGAAGCTATGAATTTGACGCATTAATCACATCACCACCTTACCCCAATAATTATGATTATGCTGATGCAACACGTCTTGAACTTCTCTTTTGGGGAGAACTCAATGGATGGGCTGGCTTGCAGGATAAAATCCGTAAATATTTGATTCGTTCGTGTTCACAACATTCAGCGGCTGAAAGACTTACGCTTGACAATCTACTTAACTCCCCAGAAATAGACCCCATTAAACCTGAACTGTCTTCTGTATGTGAGGAACTCTCCATAATTAGATTGTCAAAAGGTGGCAAAAAAACTTACCACACCATGATTGCAGCATATTATTTGGATATCGCCAAAACATTCATTGCATTGCGAAAAATCATGAAAAAAGATTCATTAATGTGTTTTGTGATTGACGATTCCGCACCATACGGAATCTATGCACCAGCGGATAAATGGTTTTCAGCCCTTGCCATTAATGCGGGATTTATTTCCTGCGACTTTGATAAAATAAGAGATAGAAATATAAAATGGAAAAACCGCAAACACCGAGTTCCTTTACAAGAAGGGCGACTTTGGATTAGGGGATGATTAATGGCAGAATCACCGTCACATCTTTTCGGACAGGTCATCGGTAATTTATTGGAAGAAATTGTAAAACCGATTCTATCGGAGTTTTGCAGAAAACACCACTACTATCTTGATTCAAAAGGAAACCGAGGCAGTGCGAGAGAAGGGAAGAAAGTTTCATGGATTGACAAATACGGTAATTCACACGACCTTGATTTTGTTATCGAAAAAGATGGTACTTCTTGTGAAAAAGGTAGGCCACTCGCCTTCATAGAAGTTGCTTGGCGCAGGTATACAAAGCACTCGCCCTACGGGCACATGTCCAGCGTTTGAAGAAAACGTGTCATGTCGCAAAACTCCGTCACGTTTTCCAACGCTGTCCACGTCGTAACACGGCACACGTTTAAAGAAAAGGATATTAAAATAAATAGCGAAGGCAAAGAAATAGTAAATTTGAGTGGGGGCATTTGGTTTACTAATATTGAACATGGTAAAGTACATAAGTCACTTTCATTAATGACTATGGAAGATAATATTAAATGTCCTTTCTCTCTTTTCTGGTTGTGGTGGAATGGATTTGGGTTTTGAAGGCGGTTTCTCCGTTTTATCTTCATCAGTAAATGAAATATTAACACCTCACTTCATTGACAAACAAATCGACAAAAAATTTATTCAACTTAAAAAGACAAGATTTCTTGTTCTTTCTCATTTAATATATAAATAAGCTCTAATAGCATATAATTAATATGGTCAATGTATTTTTCTTTAGCAATGGCGATTTCTGGTAATTTTCCCGTCTCTTTAGCGCTCTCTAAAATATCATGAATTGAAATTCTATGTTTCAAGTCCATACCCCTCATTGCTTCCAAAACTGAAATATTATCCTGTCTAGCTGCCTCTACAAAATTATGGAATCTATCGCTATCGCTTGCGTATTCTTTTGCTTTGTTGGAAAGTAAAACCTTTATTTGCGCTAATATTATATCTAGCACAAAATCGAAATCTGAATGCTTCATTTTCCTTTTCTTTCCTGCTGCAATAAGTTGTAAAATTTCTCAAATTCGCGATGCCACCGCACGGCGTTTTTCCGCCAATACTCAGACCGTTCGATTTCACAGCGCAACAACGCTTCTAGCGAAGAAACTTGTCTTTTGGAGGAAAGCCAGGTGAGAATCTTTATATCTATATCTTGTATCAAATTTCTCATATAATTTTTCATGAGTGAATATTTATAATTAAAGCGAGTCTATATTTGTCACGATTGCGCAATGTTTTTGTAACCAAAGAAAATACAATTCTGTGAATATTCTATGATAATTCTGTTTTTTGGTTATGTTAAATTATGGTTGGAGGTAAAAATGAGCGAAAATTTAGAATTATGGGATAAAGTTTCCCGACCGCCTAAAGAATATCTAAAGCAGATAAAGGGCGGAAGACTGCAAGGCATGACCGATATTAACCCACAATGGCGGTTGAAGACCATGACTGAGAATTTTGGGCGGTGCGGCGACCGATGGACATACGCTATTGACAAAATATGGAACGAGGCGATAGGGGATGAGATTTTGTGTTTCGCGATGGTTACTCTAATAATTGGAGAATCACGTATACCAGGAATTGGAGGAAGCAAACTTTTAAGCAAAGAACGCGAAGGTTTACGAGCCTCAGATGAAGGTTACAAGATGGCGGTGACCGATGCGTTAAGCGTAGCGATGAAAGCACTAGGCGTAGGCGCAGAAGTTTATTTTGGAAACTATGACGGCTCTAAATATCGAGACGAAAATTACAAACTACCAGAGAAATCGGACCCTGCGCCAGGTGGTGCAAAACCATGGCAGACGAAATCACAGCGCGATATGGGGACTTTCGTTGGATTCGTTAATGCCGTTGAAGAAAAAACTGGCACAAACGCTAAAGGGGCGTGGACATTATTTAAAATAGCGACAGAGAATGCAGTTTTAATTACGTTTGACAAAGCAATCGCAGCGCATTGCCGTCAGGCAATGACGTGGAAAACTAAAGTGGAATTTGTGACCCAGCCAAGTAAATATGGCTCTGAACTACTATCAGTTCACGGAATGAAGGAGAAAGCATAATGGCATACGAGAGAAAACCTGGAGATGTTGTACTATTTTACAACAAATCGGAGTCGGCAAACGCACCAAAATATAAAGGGCGCGTTTTAGGTTTAAATGGCGAGGAGCTTGAAATAGCTCTTTGGGAAAAGTTTTCAGGAAGTGGCGGCCAAATGTTTTTTTCAGGTAAAATTTCTGTGCCGAGAAGGGTTGAAAATGGGCCACAAACAAAAAATGAGAGAGTCCCCAATAAGCAAGGAATGGATGACGACCTCCCATTTTAACACGTGAATGACACAACACTATGACAATGTTATGACGATGCCACTCAAAAAGAGTGGTATTTTTTGTTTATGGAGGTAATGATGAATCTATTTGAATTAAATGTAGAATTTCGAGAGGCGATTAAACGAATGGAATTCTTCGCCCAAGAAAATGACGGAGAGATTTCAAGCGCTTTAGAGGAAGAACTTAACGGTCTAAAACTAGCTCGCGAGCAGAAGGTTCTTAATTTGGCTGGATACATTAAAGAAATTGAGGCAGAATCATCGGCTATAAAGGCACAAGAAAAATTACTCGCTGATAGAAGGAGAGCGCTTGAAGCGAAGGCCGAAAGATTAACTGATTGGCTTAAAACTAATTTAGAAGAAGGGGAAAAGCTATCATGTCCATGGGCGGCGATTGGCTGGAGAAAAAGTCAAGCCGTTCAAATAGTAGCCGAGAAGCTGATTCCAAAGTTGTATTTTAGGACGGTAAAGGAGCTTTTAAAACAGGAAATCAAAGATGCTTTAAAAGCAGGCAAGGAAATTCCTGGAGCGACTTTAGAAACTAGGTTTAATCTGGTGATTAAATAATTTTGCTTGACTTCTTTTTGTTTACAATTTAAATTTATATGGTCGGAAGACCGCTGCAGTGAGAAGCAGCGCGGAGATTATAATGAACTTGGCAACACTCAATAGATAAAATTCTCACCAGTTGACTTCAATTGAAAATCTCCGTTTATTGGGTGTTGCCTCATTTTGAGGTAAAAAATGAACACTTTAGAAGTGAGAAGCGAATCTTCAAAAATCGAAATTCAAATAGATGTTGACGGCTGCATAGCCGTCACAGAAATAGCAGACGGGAAATATTGAATTTACAAAAGAAAACTCATTTAAGATTATGGAGTTTTTTAGAAAACAAATTGGAAAATTTGCAGATGTCTGATGCTGGATGGCTGAAGCTTCATAGAGCTTTAATAGATTGGGAGTGGTTCAAAACTCCAAACATGGTGCATTTTTGGATATATTGCTTAATGAAAGCAAACCACGCTACTAAAAAATGGCAGGGGATTGAAATATTGCCTGGCCAATTTGTCTCTGGCAGAGATGCGATGAGCCTAGAAACAGGTATCGGAGAGCAATCGATACGGACGTGCATAAACAGGCTAAAATCAACCAACGAATTAACCAGCAAATCAACCAACAAATATACTATTTTTACGATAATTTCATGGAAAAAGTATCAATTAGACGAAGATTCTAACCAACAAATCAACCAACAACTAACCAGCAGCCAACCAGCAACTAACCAGCAACTAACCACAAACAAGAATGTAAAGAATGTAAAGAATGTAAAGAAAGATTTGTCCGAACAAGATTCGGACGAAGGGTTGACTGGTGAAATTTCAAAGACAGAAAGACAAAAAAAAGAAACTAAAAAAAATAAAATTTGGGAAGCAGTCAAAGTTTACTGGAATTTTTGCCCAGGAGGAAGCGAAATGGGGAGGGTTGTACGCGACTTGGAAAACATAGGTGCGACGCCATTCGCGATATGGGCTGTTTGGCACGGATGGGACCTTGTCCGTCCTGGATTGACGAGAGCAAACCCGCACAACTTCGCTTCAATTCATTTTGGTCAAGTGCGCGACGATTTGATGAAAGAAGAAAACAAATTAAAACTGGTTCAAAAGATAACTAGCCAAAAAATTGAAATTCCATTTGCAGAATCGGAAAGGATTTGGAAGTGAAAAACTACGAAAACGACAGAGAGTCGTTAATTCGATTCTTAGGGGAGATGGGGATTTCGTATAAAATCACAAACAATCAAGTGCGATTTCCATGCCCATCTTGTGGAAAATCGGACAAATTTTACATGAGCGCAGACACAACAGCGGCGATTTGTCACCACAGGAATAAATGCGGATGGACGGGGAATCTTTACTCGCTGATGAAGCACTACGGAAAATCTCCATTTGAGAGGCCAGAAAGGGCTAAATTAGACCAGAAAACATTCAGGCCATACATTGAGAGGGGTAAGACCCAAAAATGGCTTCTTGGCCACGTTAGGGCCCTTGAAGGAATACCATTTGAAATTCTTACAAAATATGGGGTTTCTCTAGTCAAAAGATTTGACAGGGAGTGGATCGCATTCCCTCGAATTTTCGAAACTGGAGAAATCGCTGGTTTCAACTATCGCCTAAACTCAGACTCGGAAAAGACGTTTCAGCAAGAGCCTAAAACTGCTCAACCATTTTTCGGCCAGCATTTAGTAGAAGGAAACGAAGTTTTAAACATTGCAGAAGGAGAAAAAGATGCAATGGCGTTGGCATGGATGGGATTTGAAAACTGCGTTTCTGTGCCTGCTGGCGCAAACTCATACACCTACGAAATGCACGATTTTTTAATGAAAAACAAATTTAAGCGCATAAATCTTTTTGCAGACATGGATAAAGCAGGGGAAGAAATGGTAAAAATATTCCTTAAAAAGTGGAATGGGAAATTTTATCGAGTAGAATTGCCATGCAAAGACGCGCAAGAATGTCTTTTAAAGATAGAAAACGCTGCATTAACGGTAGCGCAATGCGTGGAAAATGCCATACTTCACGAACCAGAAATAAAATTAATAATAAAAGAACCCGAAGGGAAAGAATTAATTTTTATACCTAAAGAAAATCTTGATGAAAGCGCGCTGGAAATATGGGAAAAAGGCTATCCAAAAGGACTATCGCTTTCCATGGGAAAAGAAATGGACGAACATCTAAAACTTTTGCCTGGACAATTAACGATCATAACTGGAACACCAAATAGCGGAAAATCTGAACTTGCGGAATTGATGATTGTAAATTTGTCGATTCAATATGATTGGAAATGGCTTTTGTTTATTCCAGAAACTTGGCCGCAGGGTATGATCAAGCACAGAATGATAAGCAAAAAGCTAAAGCGAAGGACGTTTGGGAAATATATTTCAAAAGAAGAATTCGAGCGAGAGTCCGAGTGGTTTCATGAGCATTTTAAAATTATAGAGACAGAAGAGACGGTAACGCCAGAACAGCTAAAAGACGAAATGCAAAATAACGATTACAACGGAATATTGATTGATCCTTGGAATGAACTTGATGTTGTTCGAGATAAAAATGATACGGAAACTGAATATATAAGAAAATATTTAATGGACTTAAAAAAAGTAGCGAGAAACAAACAGACTAGTGTTTTTCTCGTTGCGCACCCAGTAAAAATGCAAAGAGGAAAAGATGGTGAATACCCAAAACCTAATCTTTTTGATATTGCTGGAAGTGCACAATTTTACAATAAAGCAGATAATGGGTTGACAATATGGAGGGATGCAAAAAAAAACGAAAGTGTTTTAACCATTGCAAAAGTAAAGCATGGAGTAATGGGGCGACTTGGCGAGCTCCCAATAATTTTTAATGAAGATTGGAGAGGATTTGAAATATTGAGCGAAAGCGATGAATGGAAGACGTTTTTAATCCCATAGAAGTGGCAAAATTTAGAAAATAAAGAGGGCAAAATGACCGATTCGCAAATCATAGACAGCGCACACGAGCAGAAAATCGATCTTGCAATTATTTGCAGATTATTGGGAAACCCTAAGGTAAAAATATCCAAAGCTAACCTAGCGGAAATAATGGCAGAAATTAGAGTTAGATGTGGTATTCACGCAACCAATACGCGCGCGTGACAATTCATATAGTGCATGTTGTAATTTATAGTTATGTTAGTAAATTTTAAGAATTGGGCGGTGGTAGAGCTTTTTAAAACCATGAGAAATGTTTTTGAGAAGGATGAAATAAAAAACATGCCAATTGGGGCTAAGTCTTAGCCAATTATGGAATTGCCCGATCGTAAATTCGCAAAGAAAATCCACTCTGGATGCGAAACTTGCATAAACTTTTCGTCTTGCAGCCCTAGGCAGGTCAAAAATGTCAAATCATATACAAATTATTGCCAATGGGCAACAGACAGATACAGTCAACGCAACGAAAAGCAAGACAATAAGAATTAAAAGCGGAAGGAGCGAAAATGAACTGGCAATGGAAAAATATTCCGAAAATAAAAAAAGTTTCATCAAACTACCTAAAAAATAAACTTGACAGACTTTTCAGCGAATATATACGCCTTCGAGACACAAGAAATGGATATGGGCGTTGCATTACGTGTGATAAAGTAATCGTTTATAACAATTGTGATTGTGGTCACTTTATTAGCAGGAATAAAATAACCACCAGATGGGACGAAAGAAACGCGAACGCTCAATGCAAGAAATGCAACAGGTTTTTATCAGGGAAACAATACGAGCATGGGCGCGCAATAAATAATAAGTTTGGAGAGGGGATCGCTGAAATATTGCTTAATACGTCGAAATTAGGAAGAGTCAATCAAAAGCAGCTAATCGAATATTATCAACTAAAAATAAAGGAAATAAAAAATGAATCAAATTAACGAAATGGTTTGCGAATATCAAAAAACAAAATGCTCCAAAATTCTTGGACAAATAATAAAAGCAAACGAAGGGCATTTGTGGAATGTTTCGCGAAAATATGCGAACAGCAGCAATATAAAAGATTGCGTTTCCGAGGGGAAAATAGCTATCTGTGCAGCCGCTCTAAAATTTAATTCAAATATTGGAGTATCCTTCATAACGTACGCAATTTGGCATATTCGCGCTAGAATTATGCGATATATTCAGAGCGATACGACTGTCAAGCTGCCAGCTCAAATAGCGATGAGTGCTTTTTCGAAGGCTTCAAAGAATAATAAAGAAAGCATGAATATGCTGAAAAATGCAAGAAAAACAGAAAATATAGAATGGGGCGATGGGGAATCTAAATTTGCAGAAAATGAGATAGAAGACGATTTGGGGTTAGATGTAGAGTTGTTGCTTAAAAATCTAACATCGAATGAAAAACTACATCTAAAGCAGTTTTTTGGAATTGGAGTAGAGAAACGAACGCTCAGCGAGATCGGTGAGCAAAATGGAATATCCAAAGAAGGAGCAAGGCTAAGAATAAAGAAAATTCAGGAAAAAATTAGAAATTCGCATTTAGCCAGCCGTGAAGTCTGGTGAGGGCTAAAATTAGGCTGAAACTGTTGACAAAATGTTCTCGATTTCATTAAGAGATTCTATTTTCCAGCCGATCGCAGCTCCACGCCTCCACGCACGAACACACTCTTCTTCAGATTTTCCGCTATCGATTGACCAGTCTCGGATAGCTAAGATTTCAAAATCCTCAAGTTTAATTCTTTTTGCGATTTCGTCTATGCTCATTTTCCCCCCTCGCGTTTGCCTGCTTTCCTTGAAAATTTCTTTTTTGGAATTGCGCCAGCTGGGATTAACCACGACGACCCGAACTTTTGGCAGTTTTCCCATCGGGCAAGTTTTGCCCATCTCCTAACTAATTGGGCAGAAATTGCTAGTTCTTTTGCTTTTTCCGAAACAGTGATATATTTCACGACGGCACCTCGTAAACGAATGAATTTGCTATCATAAAAATATTGGCAATCGGTTTTTTTTCATGAAAAAAATCAAGTTTGCAACCGCAACCGCAAACTATCGATGAGATAGCAATATTTTCTGAGGTTGCGACTTTTTTTGATTTATTGAGACTTATTCTCAAGATATTTTCGCCCCCATGAGAATTTTTAATAACCATCGAGTATTTCATTTTCCCCCTTTCTGGAAAGAATATTATCCTTTAAAGCTTGAATATCTGAATCAATGAGACTATGAAATAAATCTCTCATTTCTTGCGTGATAGGCATTGAGAAAAACGCGCGGATATTATGACTATTCATTGTTTTTTTTTGATCAGTTGCCCTACGGGTTTCTCGTTTCTTTTTTCGTAAAAAAAATATTACCGCTAGAGCCTGCTCGTATGTCAATGAACATACCAGCATTAAATTTATCATTTTTCCTCTTTCTTTAATAAGGCCGTTTCTTCAGATTTTAGCCTTAATTTCAGGAAATACTCATCGCATTTTTTACAAACCCCTCGTATTAGTTTTGACTGTGCCCCACAGGTTGGGCATTTTTTAAAATTTATATTCATTTTTTACTCCTTTTCCCTCATATTTTTCCTCAAGTAATCAATCATGTTGCTCTTCATTTCATTTCCTTTCTTCCACCCCAACATTGAGGCATCTTCATGTTATAAATATAGTCTAATAGTTGCTAACTCGAAACTAATTTTAGTGTGGATTACACAATTGTTACAAACATGGCGTTTTTAGAAAAATTCTATCAATGCGTTACAAAAATGAGACAAAAAAAAGAATCAAATCAAAATAAATTAGAAAAATGAACAATATAAATCGAATCTTCGCCGATAGAAGACAAAAAACAGACGATACAAAACCGAAAAAACGATGGAGCGATTTTGCTTCCAACAGGAAAGCCGCAATGGAAGGAAAACCGATTCCGCTTAACAGGCCGCCAAGATATAGCGTAGATGATATTGAATATCTTCCTGTAGAGCAATTAAAGGATAGGAATAAAGCTCTTGCGGAAAAAATCAAAAAATATTAAATAATGCAAATGGACCATACAAAGCAGTCAAAAAAAAACGCAGATAAGCCTAAAAAACCATTTAGATCTCAGCCATGGGCAGCAGAGAACGGGAAATTAGGCGGGCGGCCACCAGAATGGGATGAAGAAAAGATCGCGGACTTTGCAGAAAAACTAATCAAATGGGCAATGCTTCATACGTCTTGCTATTTAGAATCATTTTGCAAGCAAAATGGAACTTACCCTCAAAAACTCTCAGAATTGGCAGAAAAAAATTCTAGGTTCAGCGAAGCTCTTAAGTTTGCACGCTCTTCTTTGGCTTCGAACCTTGCCGAGGCGACCGCAGGAGGGGAGATACCGCCAGCATTTGGAATCTTTGCTCTAAAAAATGTCGGTAGATGGACCGATCGTCAAGAAATTGAGCATTCGGGAGGATTGAAAAATACATTGCAGATTTATATCCCTGCTAAAAAATGACAGCGATAATCAAGCCGTTCCCAGGCTCTCAAGAAGATTTTCTGCAAAGCTCGGCAACAGAGTGCTTTTATGGGGGAGAAGCAGGGGGGGGGAAAAGTTTTTGCCTTATCCTAGATGCGCTTAGATATTATAAAGAGGCAGCGTATAAAGCAGTGATTTTTCGCAGAAGTTATCCAGACTTGCAACATTTAATAGGCGAAGCAATGCAAATTTACAAGCCTTTGGGAGCGGAATATTCGCAGCAAAACCATTCTTTTCTATTCCCAAGCGGAGCATTAGTCAAGTTTAACCATTTGAACCATATAAAAGACATTTACGATCATCAAGGGGCGCAATACGACTTCATCGCATTTGATGAATTACCGCAGTTTCCAGTATTAGCGTATACATATCTTTTCAGTAGGTTAAGGGGAACCAATAGAGGTATACTCCGATACATTCGATCCACGGGGAACCCGGACGGAGAACATCTTTTAGCGTATAAAAGCAGATTTATTGATAGACTCAAACCGTATGAAATCGGTTGGTTTTTAACAAGGAATAACAAAGATGTTCGAGTCCCAGCGGGCACACAAGGGGCGATTAGCCGCCAATGGATACCATGTATACGCAAAGAAAATACTGCTTTAGACAAAAACTATGAAGCAATGCTGGAGCAGCTCCCAGAGGATAAAAAACAAGCACTCAAATATGGGAAATGGGAGCAATCCGATAAACCAAATCAGCTAATAAGTGCTAAATGGTGGGAAAGGGCAATAAACGGTGATGTAGCTCACGTTCCAGGAATGACGACCTTTGGCTTTGACTACGCAGAAATGGGGGCGGACAAATGTTGCTTGATTATCGGAAATGGAAATCAACCGTTCTATGGCGAAACCTGGCCGTATTTGCCGCATGGAGTCGCCGCAGTAAAGTTAAGCGAGATATTCGATAAATACGGACGATATGAAACCTTCGGTTGCGTTGATTCCGTTGGGCCAGGCTCAGGAGTCTGGACTGCGTTGATTGACTTAGGGTTTTCCGACCAGATAGACCCTTTGCGATATAAACCAGATGAATATAAGCGCGACCCAGAAAAAGCATTGGCCTTTGACACTTTGCGATCGGCTATTTGGTGGGAGCTTCGGAAAGATTTGGAAGAAGGAAATATCGATTTATCGCTTTTAATGACTGGAGTTTTAAAAGGCGACAACGTTACTTCGTTTTTCCAGGATTTTGCACTACTTCAAGAAGAAGTTTTGGCGATGACCTATCAAATGGTAAACGGAATTTTAAGAGTAATCAAAAAGTCAGACTTAAGAAAAGCAGAACATTTAGGCCGAAGCCCAGATATAGGAGACGCATTCGCATATTGGAATTATGCAAGAAAAAGAAGCCGCATAACCGAACCTGCTAGACGAAAATATTCGAAAAACATTGATTTTGGAATTTACGAAGAGCAAGAAGAGCTACAAGGAAACGAATGGATATGAAACAGTTCAAACTTAAATCACGATGTCAGAAATGCGGTGCTATAAAAGGGCGATTTTGGTATGCTGATGCGGCTTATCTCATTAAAGAGGAGAACGGAAAAGAATGCGAATTGATCAAGAGGCTATGTCCAGTTTGCGGCTTCCAATGGGACGAGACCCCGTTATTGGGGACGCAGTCAGAAAAATTAGCAATGCAATGGGTAAAAAAACTCATGACCTGGTTGCTACGATTATTTGCGGGGACGAAGGAGTAGAAAGTTTAAAGGCAACAATAGACAGCCTCACATTTTGCGACTTGATCGTAATTTCGTTTAACGGATCAGCAGAAAACTTCGAGAAAGTAAAGACCTATAGCAACGGTAATATTGACGTCTTTAAAGGTATTTTCCAGAACTTTGCGTGGGCACGAAACACTTGTTTAGAGCGACTTACAGAAACGAACATAGACGCAGAATGGCTTTTGTGGGTAGACTCAGACGATATTTGCTCGGAAAAACTGCAAAAAGGATTGAAGCGATACATCCAAAAAGTAGAAGAGCAAGATAAAGATGGGAAAATAGACAAAATTGCTCTAGAGGTTGAGAATAACCACGCAGGAGAGACATTTCTGCAAGTTAGACTATATAAACCGTATGCGAAGTGGGAACGATGCGTCCACGAGCAGATAATTTCCCCAGGGGAAACGGCAAACATTGTGGGAGCGAAGATTGTCCACTATGGCTACGACGACCCAGACAAAGTAGCGTTTAAAAGAGTCAGGAATAAAGACCTTTTACTTCAATCGCTTGAAAAGATTGGGCTGAACCCAACCGATTGCATGGCTTTAGGACGTATGGAATTAATGGACGGCAAGCCAAACGAATCGTTAAAATGGCTATATGCGTGCCTCTGCTTTGATGTTCAAAAAGATGATTTAAACGCTGCAAACTACTACTTAGGAATGGCGTTCGAGGCTCTTGGAAAAACAGAGACAGCGAGCGAGCTTTACAGGGAAAGCACACATCCTGATGCTAAATTTAAACTTGGAATGCTCTGGAACGACATAAAACTACTTTCGCAGTATGTTTTAACTGGGCCAACAGTTAATAAGTATGGCACTCAGTACGCTGTGTTTTCGCAAATTGCAAAGGAAAAAATCTTTAAATAGTCTAATTTTACATTTTGCGAAAAATACGGCTTGACTTTTTCATTTTGCAAAATGCATATTTACATTATGCAAAAAGGCTCTAGCTGGATGGATTCGGCGCAAAAAATGCACGAATCCCACGAGCATGCTGTTCAATGGTGGGGAAAGGATAACGACCGTTTTGTAACCGCAGTAAATTTTATTGGCGGTGACCAATGGACAGCAGAAGAAAAAGAGCTTTTCCGCAAAAAAAATAAAGCCCCAATCGTTTATAACTATGTTCGCCCAGCCCTCAGAACCGCCGTAGGACTGTTTATTCAAAACAAATACGCAGGGAAATTCGCTCCTTTCCAACCAGAGGATCAACCACTTTCTGATGTTTTGGAATCGTTGAACGTCTGGAATTCCAATCAACAAAACGATCAATATCGAGACATCGATACGTTTCAAACAGGATGGGGCGCAGGAAGAGCTTGTCAAATTTGCTATATGCAGACATTCGAAGACGGGCGTTATCGAATGCGGACTGACAATCTGAGTCCGCTTCAAGTGTACTGGGATCCCAGTTCCAGGCACTATATCATCAGAGACGATGCAACATTTGTAGACGTTGTCTGGTGGTTAACGGCAGACCAAATAGCCGAAATGTTTCCAGATAAAGAAGACTTGCACGAGACTTTATACGCTTTGAACAGAGAAGAAAGTAACTATCAATCGACAACAAACAAAAAAACAGATCGAGACCACGAAACAAAGGACGAGCAAGACGGCACTTTTAAGGTAATTGAACGCTTTTACAAAAAGCGAGTTACCGAACGATTCGCTGTTTCCGATGAGGGACGGGTAGATTTTGAAAACGAAGAACAAGCGAACGAATACAAACAGAAACACAAGAAACCTACAAAAAGTAGAACGGTAGAAAAATTGTTTCAGGCTGTTCTCATCCCCTATTGGTCACAAACTGAATTTGCCGTCAACGGGGAATATCATTGCCAGCCAAGAATGACCGATGCAGATTTCCCAGACGAAGGACAATTAATTTTCCCAGTCTTGGAATTTATAGCGGAATCTTTCAATGGTTCTATCAACAGCTTCACAGATGACCAAATTGCACCCAACAAAATGACCAACGGAATGTTATCTAATTGGTATCACAACGTCAAACATAGCTCAAGTGCGCCAGGCTATTTAATCGACCCAACAGCTTTTAAATCGGAAAACGATGCTAAATTATTCGAAAAATATGGTTCAGAAGGCGATCGCAGATTTCGCGTAAACGCTGGACGAGCTGGTGATGCGCTATTCGAAATTCCAAAAGGGCAACCACTTAATAGCGATGTTAACAAACTAGTTGAGATGTCAGCGATGGCTCAAGAAGAGTTTAGCGCAGCTCCTAAAGCGTTAAAAGGAATGAGTCAAAGCGGTCAAAGCGGAATACTCCAAGAACAATTGATGCAGCAAGCGTACACGCAACATCAACAGGCAATCGCAAACTGGAAGATGTTCATGAAAATGCGAATTATGCTCCGTTACGCTTATTGGAGACAATATTACACAGATGAAAAAGTTATCCGTATCACAAAAGACGGTAAGAACGATTATCTTACAATCAATAAAGAGCAATGGGAGACGGATGAATACGGCTATCAAACTGGAAATATAATTAAATGGAATGATATAAACGCTGCGCCTTATGACGTTGTGATCGAAGACTCAACCCAATCACCAAGTATTAGAAAGAAAAATCTTGACATTGTACAGGCTTTAATGCAATCGGGATCGGCTGCGCAAGACCCCGTTCTTCTAACAATGCTAACTATGTATTGGCTAGAGCAAAACGATGCAAGTCAGGATTTCAAAACTCAGGTAAAAGAATGGTCAACTGTTCTAAAGCAGCAGAAACAACAGCAAATGCAGAACGAGCAGCAACAGCAAGAGCTTGACCAGACTCAGCAAGCTCAACAAATAGCGCAGACAGAGGCGGAGCAAGCACCCACCCAAAGAGGGGCGCAGCCAGACCAAGATGAGCTAATTCGACAATTTATGAACAAGCAAGCTGGATTAGCCAGCCAGACAATTCCCCAGTCTGAGTTAGTGGGGCATCCCAACCAATAGGCGGATATTAATGAATCAATTACTTAAAATTTTACGGTCACCAGATAGCGTAGACGTTGGAGATGGAGGTGCCCCAGATTCGGCAAGCACTACCGCTGCAATGGATGCTACAAGTGATTTTGAATTCGGCAAGCCGACCGAATCCGAGCAAAACTTTGAAGGAGGCGACCAAGCCCAACCTGAAAAAAGCGATGCGAAATCAGACGGCCAGCGATTGAGTGAATTGCTCAAGAATAAAGAGGGCCATTTAACAGATGAGGACTTAGCCTTAGTGGAAAAATATGAGTCTGGTGAACTAGACCCAGAGGAACCCACAACGGAAGAGCCAAAAGAGCAACAACAGCCTAAAAGTGACCCCGTACAGGACGCTTTGAAGGAAGTTGGAGCTAAAAGCCTAGAAGAGCTTGCCTCAAAGATTAAAGAATTGAAGAGATTTATTGGTTCTAGGGACGCACAAGCGTATAAACAACTTGAGCAGCAGCACCATGATTTGAGTAAAAAAGCGCAAAACCACCAACAATGGCTGAAAGATTTACAGTCTGCACGACCAGAGGCGATCGAATATCTCCAAACTGTGTTGGGTCAGAATAAACAGATTTTAAGCCAATTGCCACAAGGTGATTTTGACCAAATTATTGATGAAGATGAATTCATTAGCCCAGATGCAGGACGAAAAGTTAACCGAATAATTGGTAGTTTGAAAAACCAAGTGGAGACATTGCAACAGCAGCTTTCCGAGGTTTACCAGTCCAGTCAAGAGGCTAGCGAATTTTATCGGAAGCAATCGCGTGAAGCCATGAGGAACGCAGCCAGACAGGATATTAAAACTGAATTGGCGACAATCGCTGGCAGGCCTGAATTTAGGGAATATTTCCTCCCAAAATCTGGAACAGTTCAGGAATTGATGGACGACTACTGGAAAGGTCACGACGGAGACCCGATTGACCCAAGGGCTAAACCTTTAGTAGAAATCTTTGAAAAAGCTAAAGAGCTTGGAATTGACGACTATAAGAAAGCCTTTGAGATCGCAGCTAGAACCATTGCTTTTGAGAAAATGCAAGGGAAACTATTAGGCGCAGAACAACGTGGTGTCCAAAAAATTCAGAACGCAAAAAGGTCCATCACGCCAGCGGCGAGCGGAACAAAAACAGAAACAAACTATACCATCGAAGATGTCAACGCTATGGTAAAGGGCAATAAACCGATACCAAGTAAATGGCTAGACTCCTACGGTGATTTAGACTTAAACAAAATCCCAGCAGCCATAAGGGCGCAACTGGAATAACAGAAAGGTTAAACAATGGGCGCATCAGCGTTATCGACCGAACTCCGAGTTAAGGCTTGGAAACAAAAAGGGATTAATAAATTGGTTAAAGAATCAAATTATTTTAATCTCTCAACCTACACGGACACAACCACCACACCGGCGAATCCAAAGGATTTCAAAAAAGTCCCATCGGCGTGTATGATGACAGTTGGCGATTCCTTGGAAACGGGAAAAACCTCAGTTACCATTCCATGGTTCGATGAACTCAAGAGCAGTTATCGTGGTGGTCTGCAAAAAGAAGAAGGTCACGAGGAAGAGAGAAGTCTCAAGCCTTTTACGGCATACTACAACGTTTTCCGGAAATCAACGCCAGTTTCCGACGAATCCGTTGATGGCGATGCACAAGAATATTGGGACTTAGCGGCGAAAGCCAGCGATGCTTTGTACACTTATTTTGGAAAATACTTCGATTTCGCAGCCCACAGAGCAATTTGCGAAGGCGCAAACGATTTGTTGACCGAGTCTTCATTTTGGACTGGTTCAACTTTCACTAGCGCTCCTGTAGCAAAGGCTATACATCCAAGAGTGTTAGTTACTGGAAACACGGATTTCGTGACTTGGAACAACACCACGGCTACTTATGACGGAAACATCAATACCGCAGCTGGCGCGCTTTCCGCAACATCGGGAATGACCATCGCTAAGGTTTTTGAGGTTTCGCACATCGCCAGCCGTAGAATTCGTCCTTTAAAGTGGAACTATAAAGGCCAGGAAGTAAACTGGATTTTAATGGTTTCGCCGATTCAAGCTTACCAGATTGGGCAAGATTCAACCGCCATTACAGGAATGGTTGATCGTGCTCGTCAAGGCGATGACCGAGGCATGGAAAATCGTGCATTAACTGGAATTATCGGATGTTGGGGAGGCGTTTTGGTTGTTGTTGACCAATATGCTCCAGTTTACGATCATAGCTTAACCGCTGGAAGTCGTTTCGATTACTTCCAACCAGATTACGGCGTAAATGCAGACCCGACTCGTGTTGGACATGGAGCAGGAGCGGCTACAGGAACTTGTGAGGTAGCGCAACTTTTAGGCGATAAGGCTTTAGTTAACGCTTTTCCTATGTTGCCTAAGATCATGAAAAAGACCAGTACAGATTATGATTTCACCAAGGATATGGCGATTATGGCCAAATTGGGCGTTCAACGTCCTGATTTTCGAGCCAGCACAGATTCCACTATTCCTACTAATGAAACTTCATTTCTGTACTTAACCGCAACACCTTCAACCTCTTACTTAGGGTAAGAAAGGAGTAATAAAATGCCAACCACAACATTATTAGACGTTAAAACTAGAGGCGTTGAAGAGCGGCACGATGGTACTCTTGCTTTAACATCGGTCGCCAATACGACTCACCTTGCAACTATTACGTTTGCAAGGGCTTATCGTAGCACCCCAAAGGTTAAACAAGTTGGAACAGATTCTAGCTATGGAATGGTTCTTTCTAAGGGCATTTCCTCAGTTACCGCAACTCAAGTGGTGGTGGGATTTCGCTCGCACGCTAGTGGTTCGGGTGATGCTTCGATAACGGTCTATGCCGATGTCGAAGGGGAATTTAACTAATGGCTAAGGTTCAGAAAGGGGGTGAGAAATTGCCCTCATTCCAGCATAAGGTTTGGCGTAGCATTCTTTTCTTTTTCAAGGTTAAAACCAACCCCGTTATGCACGGTATGGACTGCCTTGATATCAAGAATAATGTAAACCAAGCAGCTCTATCAGTAAGCGGAGAACGTGACGGGGACTTTATGAAATACGAGATTCTTTACACACAGAGAAATCTTGATATTTGCAAAAGTTATCTTAATGAAGGAAGTTTTCTGATAGTTGAACCAGACTCAGGGTTAGAATTGAAAGGTTAGAATGAATACTTCTAATATTATTGACAAAGTATTTCAGATTCAGAAAAACCGAGTCAGCAAGTCAGATATTCTAACCTTTTTGAATATTGCCCAGAAATGGGCTTTCAAAAAAGACTTGGAAGCGTTTAAGCTGTACGCTGCGCTAAGCACGACAACTTCTACGCTTTCCTATTCTTTTGCAACTTTAGCAACACCAGTACGAAAACTTATTGGAGTGACGCAACTTACCGATGAAGAAATATTTGGTACCAATCCTGTTACCATTGACCCAGACTACGATTACGGAATGAACAGAGATTGGGCGGATCAGAGAACGGAGAACGCGCCTGGACGAATCGATGTTTTTGGGCAAACGTTCACTTTTATCGAAGACCCAGGGACCGAAGCAAATAAATGGAGATGGATTTATTACCGAAACCCAAATGATCTAACTGGAGTAACAGACAACGCAAATTTGATTATTCCTGAGCAATATCATTTAAGTCTAATAAATGCAACTTGCAGGATTTGCGACTTCGAGACTTACCAAGAGCCTTTTTCGGCAAATGAAATAGAACCATTCTTTAGAGATTTTTGGTCAGACATGGCAGAAAATACCCTTTTAATTGGGCAAGGTGGAAATGGGATAAGCGAAGGGAATCTGCCATGAGCAATCCTCCGTTTTGCCAGTTGGGACGTAGATTTTATTATAATCCAGGGCCATTATATGTAAATGAGTTTGGTTCTGCTAGTTTGGTTCCAAATGCTACGGCGAACGGGGATAACCCTTATTTGTTTTATTTTAATATAGCCTATGTGGATACCCGAGCCTACCTAGTATCACCATTAGCACATTCATTTAGCA